AGTTATCTCTCATTTTCCACGCTCCAGGTTATCGTGCCATTCTTTCGTTCCCTCATTATAGTATTTCGGCTTACAATCAAGAATGTATTTCGCTATGGCTAGGGCAAGCTCCTTCGGTTGCTTACGATTATATACAATTATCTTCTCCAACCGGTCTGATAGTTTACTCATACCTTCTTCTCTTTCAGCTCACCCATAGAATCTTTGTTCCAGCTTTCGATTATTTGCTTTACTAAGATTGTCAGGTCATCATAGTTGTTCTTCTCTGGGAACTCAAGCACATAGTCAAGACAGGTGCGTAGTAGTTTGCCCATGATGGGCCCTCGCTCTACATTCATGTCAAACAAGACATCACCATCAATCGCCAAGTCAGTGATTTTCAGTGCGTGTTTCTGCTCCTCAATCTTATCAACCCGCTTCTTGAGTTCTGTATCCCATGTGAACGGAGAAAATCCCTTCAAGCCATTCCCTACTCTATCAGCATACTTCAAGAGCATCAAATCTGGAATACGGTGCTTACCCACACGTCTCAGAAGCCTTCTAATGGCGCTGTCTTTCATTTCTTGTCTATAGCCAAACATATGGCCACGTATCATGGTCGTTATATATTCTACCTCGCTATTGCTGAAACGATATTCCTTGAGAATAGTATCAGCCATATCAGCACCAATAAACTCGTGATTATGAAATGATGCATCTGGCTTACCATAATTCTTACATGACGCGGGCTTACCAACGTCATGCAGAAGCGCCGCCATGCGTAGCAAAGGTTTCGTATGGGGTACGGCATCTACTGAACGGAAGATATGCTCCAGGACATCGTACTTGTGATACTTATTTTGAGCATACCCCTTGCATACTGACAAGTCGGGGAATATCTCAAAGAGCAACCCACAAGCAGAGAGCGAGAATAATGCTCCCAAGACATTCTTTCCTGATAGTAGCTTGAGCATTTCCTCCTTAATGCGTTCCTTAGATACGTTGCGTATGCCTTCTTTATGCTCACGCACTGCCTTATACGTGCTATTCGCTATGTTGAATCCCAGTATCGAAGAAAAGCGGAACGCGCGCAACATACGCAGTGCATCTTCCTTAAAGCGCACATGAGCAGAATTGACAGTCTGTATTACCCCACGTCTTATGGCGTCTACCCCATTGAACGGGTCTACGTAACGCTCCCCATCAAACGCTATGGCATTGATGGTGAAGTCTCTACGTGATAGGTCTTGCACTATGTCTTTGACAAACATGACTTTATCTGGGTGTCGCCCATCTGTATAGTTTCCGTCAATCCTAAAAGTCGCGATGTCTACGCCCGATACTTTCGCTACCCCAAATTGCTTACCAACAACCTTAGCTCCTGGAAAGAGTTTCACCACATCGTCAAGCATGAGATTGGTGGCGACATCATAGTCATGCGGTACTTTCATCAGTATGGCGTCTCTCACACAACCACCAACGATATATGCCTCACCTTTAGCATTAAGTATGTTCTCTAGGATTGTTTTAACGTGTATAGGCAATGCACTACTATCAAAATCTATATTGGACATGCTGTATTCTCCCTGTTTTCAAATGCAAAGAAGTGTGGTTGAAAGTTAAACGTTACCATGCCGAGCGTACCGTGACGTTGTTTAGCAACGTGTACCTCAAACTCACATCTATCTAGGTAACTTGGTTCGTTGTGGCTTATCCAGTACAAGAGGGCGATGGTATCACTATGTTCTTCAAGTGAGCCACTTCCCTTCAGTTCATCCATAGTCGGGCGTCTATTCTGCCGTCTTTCGTCCATGCGTCTTATTTGCGACAATACGACCATTGCGCAGTTATACTTCTTTGCCAACTCTTTCAGCTTTCTGAAATACTCAGTTATGGCGTGGTACTGACTGCTGTAACCACCATACGATACTAACTGTATATAGTCTAATATCACTACGTCTGGTCGTGGGTTCATATGAGCAACCAGCTTCTCTACGTCCTCAAACGTGTACCCACAGTTATCTACAATGAGCATCGGTAGGTGCTCTATCAGCTTCTCAAAGGTTTCGATGCGGGACTTGGTATAGTCCGACATGCGCCCTTCTCGTAGCTCTGCATTGTGTATCTTACACGTCAGACAGAATAACCGTTCAACAATTTGTTCCTTTGACATTTCTAATGAGATAAATAATACGTTATGCCCGTTGTCTGCAAGGTTAAATGCAATCTGCCCAGCAAGTGCTGTCTTGCCTTCCGATGGCCTTGCTCCGATTGTCATGAGTTCTTTTTTGTGCAACCCCCAGATTATCTTGTCTAACCCCTCTAGTCCAGTTGGTAGTTTTGGGCTAGAAGTCCTGTCTTTTAAGTCTTGTTTCACGCCATCGAAGATTTCCGATAGGTGTACTATCTCTATTTTGTTTCGGTGCATTATATCGCCCCCGTTGTTTCCAGTGCAAACTCTCTGACTGCATATGAGGTGATAGTCTATGCGCCTCATCTTGATACATTGTCAGAGTGTCCCTATATATTTCATTCGCCAGCTTAGAGATTGCTTTATCTCGCCAATAATAAGAGGTGAGATACGCACAAAGCTCTATTGTTTGTGTGGTTATTACTTTGCTACGTTCAAGCCTGTTCTTGTCTACGCTTCTCATTGGCTTCATCTATCTTCTTCAACCTATCCAAAGTAAACTGAGGCAACTCACCATGTTTCCGGTCTTCTGGGCGCTCATAAGTAGATAAGGGCTCAGGCTGAAGACGTACAACATACTGGTTTATCTTATCACTGGATGCAAAGATGCCTATAGTGTGTCCATGGTCTGTTATCCAGTAGTCTGTATCACGCAAGTAGCGGTCTATAGCCACGATAATGTCAGCGTGGGTCAGCCCACTATCGATTAAACGCTTCATACACGCACCGTCCTTCGCCCAGTTAGGCACATACTGCTTGCCGAACGTCTTCAGGTACTCAGCATAGAAGTATTTCACCAAGTTGGGCGTGGGTGCCTTGCTCTCACGTTTTTCTACTACGGTAGTAGTAGTCCTTCTACCATTCCTTCTGCTGTAGTTGTGCTCCATACTTTTAACCAGTTCTGCATCTTTAACATTTTGGTAAGTATCGTATTTGCATACGGTTACAAGAGTGAATCTATTAACTACTTTTGTAGTCACCACATCTAACTTGACTAGTTCCAATAGCTTACGACGGAACATACTGGAACTCATGCCTAACTCTTTTGATGCAACATGTTGTCCCGTAAAGAATTGCCCACGTTTCAACATTATTTTGTTACATTTATGATCCTTAAAAGATGCTTTAAGTATGCACCAGATAAGGACTACGAACAATTTATGGTCGCGAATTATTGGGTTTTCTGACAATTTGCGCCATATGATAACATACCCACTGTTTACGTTATCATTGTCTTCGGTGTACATTACCACTTTCTCTCTTTCTGAATCATCCTACTGATGATGAACGCGCGAACATCCTCAGATGCGAAGCCCTTCTCAGCTCCCAACTTGACAATTTCACTTATAGCAGGATTGTTGAATACCACTTGTACTTCATCAACAACCTCAGTAATCATCATGTCAAATGTTTTAGGGGGCGCTACTGTTTCCTTTGATTTTGGAGTGGTGGTAGATGCGGGTGTAGTGGTTGATGGTAGTGTTGCTGGTTCCGTCTTAGCGTCCCTAGCCATCGTAATAACACACTCTTTACCAGTAGCTTCAAGACTGAGCTGTAATACCCCGTCCTTGTCAGTATAGCTGGAAAGTTTACACCCCGTCATTACTATGGGTTTTCCAGTGTCCTGGTTGGTTACAAAATCAGTCGCTATACTGGAGAATAGTTTTTCATCACCATCCACAAGTAATATGTTCTGTCTTTGGAATGTTCCATGCTGTCCACTGATAGTGCGTACTGGTAAAGCGCGTAGCACCTGCGCCTCTACTGAGAATCCCTGAGTACCCACGTCCAATTTTTTAATATCCGCAATCTTCATCTGCACTGTCCTCCTCTAAATCTTTAACGAGCGTAGTTATTTCCTCATATACCCCGGTGAACAAATTAAAGAGTATCACTTCATAATGTCCTGGTACTGTCTCTACAAACCGTACACCTCCAGCTTGAACCAGCATTTCAAATGCTTCTAACGATGCCTCAACTCCTAAGTTTCTCAATTCGTCTAACTCTTGCACCATCGAAGGTAATGTGTTGAAAAAATAATCTCTTACAGCTTTACGGAACTCCGGTGAACACTCACAAAAAGGTCTGTCTAGTGGAATTTGTTCACTTACACGCATATTGAATAGCTCCTATAATGTGGCGAACATGACAGCAGTTGCGTACTCCACCTCCTCTATGCAACGTCGCCCATTTGGGTTAGATGTTTCTTCTCAAATGACAATAATGACTGCATTGCCGATGCCTGTCTATCAGTTGTTTCCAGTAATCCATCGACAAGATTCCTCCAATATCGGTAGTCAGAAACCTGTGAATCCAATTTAAACTTTCTGTCTAGATCCGTTTCACCCTTATCCTTTATCGGTAAATGCTCAGCGAGGGCTCTATCCAAGAACCACTCAAGCTTGGCCAGCATTGTTGATAATGTTGGTCTATGGGTTAGTATATCCAGTAAGTGTTGCTTGATTATCTCTGCTTGGTCTTTGGGAATTGATTCCTTGAGTAACGCTTGTACCTCGTCTAAATACTCAGTCCTGCTTTCTATGTAACTCCTCAGATCCTCTATCGGCATTGCTATTCTCCTTTTCTACAAGTTCTTCATAGGCTTTACAGAAGTCCTTGGCATGACAGTATTTATCGCATTTCCAAGTTTGCATATCGGGAGCACATTTGGGGGGCATGAGATTATTCGTGAAGGAGTTATACATAATCTCAGCACGCGGAAGGATGAAGTCCATCACTTGTTCATCACTCCAAATCTCTATCTCTGGGGTGTTATAGAATACACGATAGTTCCCATAGCCACCAGCATTGTAGTCAGTAGGTTCGATAAAATACTCAAAGCCTTGTTTCGACTTATTGGGTGCTCGTTTCAATGATTGGACAATCTCATTAAGTTTGCCTGTCTCAGCAAAGGACATCATTGTAAGGTACATAATACGCAATCTCTTAACCGTGTATGGTGAGAGCCAGCGATAGATGTTTACCTGTGGTTTATGCTCCTCTTTCGCACCGTCTCTGACAACATAAATAAGACCTTTGTCGCCTATCGTCTTTAAATCCCATAGGGTTTGTGTGAGGTTATCATAACCATCAAGTTTTCCCGTAATTGCAATTTTTTCGTTATTCTTGAGGGTAATAGTTTTGGAAAATGTCTGCTCTGAAACCCACCCGGGGAGGTGAGGTCGCTCGAAGATGCTGTGTATTAAGGTGCCTCGCCATGAATAATACAAGGATTGGATAGGGGCATAGTAGGGGTACTTACGCAGGAGATAGGTTTCTCGCAGACAGCCAAGCAGAGTTGTTGCGGTGATTATGTTACCTTTATGGTAGTCCTTTCTTGAAGTTGCTATGATTGTATCGAGGAAAAATCTTGGGTAGCAGTCGCATTTCTTGTGGTTCAGTGCATCTTCAAACTTTACTTCCCCATGCCTGGGGCATTTGATACCTATTAGGGGCATTGGCAATCCTTCTGTGATGTGTGTTTTTATATATGATATAGTATATCACATAAATGATGATTTGTCAAGCCGAATTTCAAGATTTGTCAGATTGGGTTTTATGATAGTATTTGTTGGCCGCCTTTCTGTGTGCGTCCTGTCGCTTTGCGTCACGTTCCTCAATGCTCTTTAAGTACTCAGGGCACTCTGAACATGCCCCGCAAATCTTCCTATAGTGCTCACACTGCACCTCCTTGCAGGTCTGCGGTAGTGATATTCTCTTTTTAAACATTGTATTTCTCCTTTTTAGTTAGTGGGCAGTTTTAAGAGGTGCCCAGCTCCCGCCGAGGGAAATTAGAATAGTCTTTCGGCGTAGAGCTTCTGACCTCTGGTGACGAGACGGATGTTCTTCATCTTCCTTAGTTTCATAAGCTCCGCTAAAGAAGAATACAGGCTGGCCATCTGTACGTGAGGGCACTTCACTTGTACCGGCGCGTTGACTGGCATGGAAGTGAGTTCTCCGACAATCTTGTCGTACTTACTCACGCCCTTGCGACGTACCCACGAACTATTGGGTATCTTTGTAACCGGCTCCATGGTGATGCTCTCCGCATCAACATTATTGAATCTTTTCATTTATTTCACCTCCTTTACGTTGGTATGCTTACTATTGGTGTAATTGTAGGTAGTCCTATTGGTTCTATCCAATCTACATTGGAATTATACTCCCCCTCAGCTCCTCGTTGCGTAAAAGTCCATCCACATTTGAAACCAAATGTATCGTCTGGTGCTGAACCCGACTTAAAGTTTTGACATAAGAACCAAACCCCTTTTTCACGTTGCAATCGGGCTATAGGGATAACACGATTTCCTATAGAACATTTGACCCAAGCACCTATTGTAAGTTGCATAACCTCCCCCTATTGTCTTGTAAAGAACACATCGCTGGCGACATCATAGACTATTTCCGACGCGATAGGCGCTTTATTTTCTTGTTTTCCCGTGATTTGCTCCAATAACGCTTTCTTTAATTGCGATACGATTAGCCCGGCTATGATAGATGCACAATACATGGTTGCTTTAGCGGTGCATGGTGCTACCATCACATCTTCTGGGGGGCATAATGTTTTCTCGTACAGTTCAGCCTGCTCTTGAGAGAGAGGGTCGATAGTATAGATACGCATGACCTCAGCACCCATCCTTGCGTCAATATACAGCGGTACGTGTGACCTATGATGCGAGAGCGACCGCCATATCTGATGTCTGGTCTCCATACTATCGACCGAGCAAATATATACCCCATCAATATCTTTTTTATCCCATATTGTCGGATGAGTCTCTATCTCAACACCGTCGAACTCTTTTAAGATTTCACTAATCGCACTCACCTTTGGTTTCCCAATGTCAAGCATGCGGTAGATTGAGTTAGGAAGATTGTGCAATTCAACGGTATCATTATCGTAGACACGGATATTATGAAACCCGGTCTTCGCTAAGAACAATGCTGTCGTGCCTCCAACAGCACCAACCCCAATCAGACTGATTGGTGTGTTCAATATCTCTGCTGGTATAATGTCCCGCTGTCGTACATACTTCGGGTCAGTCTCCTGCGTTAATGTGTTTTCTAATAACATGGTCTGCTCCTTTTATGTGATGTTCTTTGGTTCAATTGTGATGCCATGCACTATACACTCTACGGCAAAACCATACTCCTCTATCTCAAGGCATTTTTCTTCTTGCCATGGTCGGTATTCTTGCATCTGGGCGTCCCATCTCCATTGTATTTTATATTCGTCATACACCGTTAGCCCTACGAAGCTTACTGGCTGTTGATTATAGTATTCTTCTTGCCAGTCAGTGATGGTTGATGCTTCTTGCTTTGTAATGGGTTTCTTTGGTACGACTTCTACTTCTTCATACTCATAAGGATACCCATATTTGCCGTACGTATTGTACGGCGTTTGTGGTTGTGCCATTCTTGCTACTGGATATGTTTTTCTTGCACACTTCTCCGATATTTCCTTGCGGCACTCGTCTTCAAGAGCGGTGAGTTCTTTATCGTCAGATATCACCTCAACGGGTATGTGATTGCATGTTAGACGTGCAGGTGAATAGACATCAAGCCTACACAATAAGTCCCTATCGTGATTAGCCACGATTGAGAGTAGCCATGTATCGTTATTGTATTCGTCACAGGTTGTATCATCTGTGGTTGACCAATGCGTGCCCATTGATGCATGAGAGTGCCACCATAGTTTCATATTGCTTGGGTTTTTGCTTTTGTCACCTTCATCATATTGCTTGATGAGACCCATGGTGAGTTTTGCGAGGTCGTCATTGTCCAGCTTTGTTGAGCCAGCCGTATTTTCTTGCTTTACGATAAATATATCGGTAATACGGATGATATCACCTTCGTACTCGACTAAGCCAAGCCCACTGATTTCCTCTCTTGTATTTTTTATATACATAAAGAGTTTGTGGTAAATGTGACTCGACATTACCACACGACAGCTTATCTTGACTTCTGGTTCATTCCCAGTATCGACACGGTAGTCAAATCCTGGAAAGCTTATTGCATCTTTGGAACATAACGGTGACGATTGAAAGGGCATACCAAATGCGGGTTTGACTTCCGGGGCAAGTCCTACTTGCTGTACAGCACCATGTACACTACCCCGATTCTTTTTTCTTCTTTTTCTTGCTCCACTAAACTGTGCCATTGTATTCTCCTTTTGTTTTTGTGTTGTATTATCTATCGCGGTGGGAGCACTCGCCATCCTCGTCCAGATATTCGCACTCATCACACGACACATCTTCTCCAAGTACATTATTCGGCGGGTTTTCGGCTGGACATCTGTCGCAACCACAGTTATCCAGTGTTTCTGAACATACATGGCATGTTGCAGCCTCACTCCCCGCAACTGTCCTCGTAACTGTTCTACAAGAGCATAGTTCCCTAATCCTATGACATCTTCTACATATCGATAGACCCTGCTCTGTAAGATGCGGCCAGCCATCTTGTAAGCTGATGTATGGTGCGTGATGCGCTCCCCTGCCATGCCCATCGTTGTAGTGACATAGGAATTGGTACATTGTGTCAAACACCAAACCATATTGTTGCTGTCGCATAAACGAGAGTACCGACTGGTCGAGATTACCCCAGCATGGATTGCCAGTGCTGACATGCGGGTGGTCGTAGTCGTTGTGTGACCCGACAGCTCCTTTTAGATTGATGCATTTGATACGCCCATCTAAATATAACTTTACCTCGAAGTGACCAATGTCATATTTACCAAAGAGTAATATTGGCGATGTGACACCGATAATGCATTGTTCGCTGAACCTAAACTGTGTATATTTATTCGCTTTCTCCATGTTTTGTAGTAAGGTGTAATCTTTTTCGAGTTGGTCTCTAAGCTCCTTGTTATCCATTCTGTTTTCTGTGGCATTAAGGAACTTTCTTTCTTTTTCTAATTCTTGTCCCTGCTTCAATAGCCCTCTCATGTGGGAATCAACATCACGCCTAAGTTTATCTATCGCCTTATGAGTATTCTCTATGGTTACTGAAAACATATTGTCTAGGAATTCTAGATATTCCCTGTGCTTTCGTTCCTCCCGAAGTTGCTTTATGAATGTTCGTGCCTCTTCTTTCATTTTATCAAAATCGCTATTGTAAAATGATAGGATATAATCAAAATACAAGGCGATATACTTGCTTGGTACATCAGAGTTTGAAACACCACTCCATAACAGCATTAATGCTCCAAGTTGTTTGGACATATATGCTATGGCTAAGTTTTTGCTATCTTTGATAGTATATCCCATGCCTTCTGTACTTTTGGGCGGACATTGCATCCGCACCATAACTCCTGTTTCTGTTTCAAGGCTATTAAAGTTTATGGATTCAGATCCGATATCCATCCTTCTGCTTGTTGATAGTGACCCACCTGACTCCGTGTAGTTTGGTATCAGATGTATTGTATCGTCTCTTAAATCACTCTCCGTTATCGCACTTATATCTTCTATTCCGAAGAAGGTTAGATTTTTCTGTAACCTAAAGGCATGTTTTGCGAGTACCGCAAGTGTGCTGTCAGTTGGCATTGAGAGCCGAGCGCGAGAGCATATTGTAATATACAATGTTGTCTCGCCATCGGTAACTGCAATTCGCAATTCCCCTAGATGCTCTGGACGGGGGTTGACAATTTGCACCTGCATTGTTTTCGGTGGTTCAATGGGTGTATCTTTATCAGCATTAGCCGATACTTCTATTGCTAATGGTATTTGTAGTATCATACCCTCGCATACACTCGCGCGGGCTAGTTCTCTTTCATCGCCTGGTCGTGGTGCTCTTTGAATAGGTGCTTCTGGGTCCCACGCCCCGCTTGCACTTGTTGTTGACATTGTTGCCATAACCATTCCTCCTTAGTAAATTACGATGGTACACATATCTTTTTTGATTTGGTGTGCCTGTTTCCATTCTTTAGGCGACCACCATTTTTTGGGTATCACTATTACGCTGATATCCGCATTGTACTGCGCCAGAACATCTGCTTTACATATTAACATAATGGTTCCCTCGTTTAAGGTGACGCAGAGACGGAGTGCGAGTCCGCCCCTGCGTAGTTGGTTGTTAGCAGCCACCCTCGATGTTCGGGGTAACGTGGATGATGTCGCCATCTTCCACTATTGTGTCGCTTGTTGCTGGCTCCGTGTTCAGACGAATCTCTTTCTCACGACCCGTGTTGACGCCCGCTTCGTTAAGGCACTGGCCTACTGTTGCATCATTGCCAACTTCGATTTCCTTGAATACTCCGCCCTGCTCTGCTATTCTGATTCTCATTACTACTCCTTTGTTTTGTTAATTAACTTCTCCTTTACTGCTCATCTATATCAAAAGGGCTATAAGAACCACGCTTGTATAGTGCTACATTTAAGATTTCTCACCTCTCTTTCGGTAGTAGATTACTTACAAGCCGAGACAGTTTCGCCCCTCCCAACTGACTCTCTGGTGCGTTTTCATTCCCGCGCGAGTTTTGCATTGGGAGGTGCGTGAGGAATACTCACAACCCGCGCAGGATGTTGCAACCTTAACATGTACAACAGGTTGCAAACTTCTTTTTGTTATGTATAGATAAAGTATATCATACAAAAACACATTTGTCAAGTAGGTTGTTTGATATTTCTACTTTTATTTCACCACTTTTTAGAACTCGAAACGAGGTGATGGCCAGCATACTGTTGTGTCTGAGGTTGTGTCACCTTCCACGTATGGGTACAACTTAAACAGATATAGCGTACCTTGTTTCCGATATGTACGGCGTGTGCATTACTTCTGTGACAAAACGGGCATCTCGGTGTCATCTCACACCTCCCATGTTAGTTCTGACCGCATAACAGCTCTACTATTGCATCCTTGTATTCTTCCTTTGTCATATTACCATTTACCCAGTCGAGTTCTATGGAAAGGTGTTCTCCTAATTTCTCAGTTTCATCGCCATCCATTGGCTCATCCTTTCTTAACAAGGTCAACGCATGTGCGGCATTCTGTATGATACTTGACACCGTATCATCTGCCGGTAGTATCACATCACACATTGGATCCTCTCCGCAAAAGTTGCCTTTGAGTACTTGGTTTGTTGCATCCGATATATCATTACCTTCAACAACCCGTATGCTCCAATACTTCATTTTGTTTTCCCTCCCCACTTTTGCTTGGTTTCTTTCTAATTTCAAATAAGATGCGGTATAATTGTTTCTTCCTCATCCTACGATACTGCGCCCTGTACGTAGGATAGTGTGCTGATAGTAAGTCTATCAACTGCCACCTGTATTGCGGTATCCAGTATTTGTATTGCATCTTACACCACCGTTTTTATGGTTTTAATGAAACCATTTTTCAGCTGGGTGATTCGCATATTCCCTTTCTCTGCTTCGGCAAGGATTTCACTATCTACTAATTCTTGCGCCTTAAATAGTGCCTCTTGATCCATCATATCATCGCTTGCCCACAACAACTTGTGGAGCTTTTTCAACAAGGTAACTTTAAGCATTGTACTCACCTCCTTCTATTTAGCATTAATTAGGTCTAACACATCTTTATCAAATGTTCCTGTACGCGCCGCTTCTTGTATCTTCTTGTATTTCAATTCCGATAATAGCTGACGCTTCAATCCCTTCAATGTTTGCTGTACCTCTAACTCACTCACCAGTAACGCTTTATAGCTTTCCTTATTATCCGGGTTCTTTAAATACTGTGCTAACGCATCGGCTTTTTTAGCCCTTAACACCAATAGTGCTTGTAACTTGTCCTGTGCGGTGCGTTGCTCCACCTTGTCCTCTACTACTTCCTCTGGCTCTTGATGTAGATGACACATGTTGGCAAACTTATACCAGCCTCTAATATTGAGATATACGAGCCATGCGATTACCAATGTGCCTATGTGTTTTAGCATCGGTATTCCTCCTTTTAAGTTTTCGTATTATCTGGAGCTTACTAAGAGCGGTCTGAAAGACATGGTGACGATTTTCTATGCAAGGTATCAGTTTGTAACCGAAATACACTTGATTATTATATGTGAGGCGCTTCCACCTTTGCTGTGTTAGCTGGCGCTTGTTTGCATATCCTTGAACCCACGCTTTATCCCAATTCCCGCAAGTCTTACAATATACATATCTTTCCTCTTCCATCGCGCACCTCCCAGTTGTTATGTTACTCCTTGGTAAATATTATCCTAATCTCACTATCATCTACATCTATGTCTGTGGCTGTAAACCCTTGTTGTTCTAATGCTTGCCCTATATTACTGGTTTTGATATCATCAAGATACTGATTGGTGTATAGTTCTAAGCCTTGTTCTCCTAAGTCATTAACCATTTCATCATTGATGATTACCTCTATGCTGAAAACTTTGCTCCAGTCCATTTTATATCTCCTTTTCCAGTTTTGCTTGGTTTGCTAACCTTGCTTGCCCGACCTCGTGCATCTTGATTATCTCCTCTACTATTTGCCGTGTTTTATAATGGCAACAGTCAAGGAGTTTTTTGCCGGCAAGCCAAGCATCCACCTGCTCTTTAAGAGTAAGGTATTCAGCATAATCACTTGCTATTGTAAGTAGGCGTTTATGAAGATACAATTCTGACATAGCGGGCTCCCCCCTGTTTTACAATGTTAGTTGTATGCAACCAGACTTACGAGGCGACTGCTTAAAATGCAATTCTACCTGCACATAATCTGGTGCTTGTAACAAGAACTGGTGTATTGTATTCTCCTCCCTTGGTGTCATATAGCCGTTGTTCTTAACTATTATACACCTCAGCTTACCTTCTGGTGTCATTGAGATTATATCGAATAACCCTCGTGACCCTTCTGCGTGTAGTGTGAATAGACCTCTATCATCTTTAATGCGTCTATGCACCTTACGCTCGAAACTCATGCCGTTCTTCTGATTTAAGAACCCTGCATTTACTTTCAAGGCACTCATCACGCACCCCCTCGTGTTTTAAAAGAACAATTATTTTTATATAGTAAGTATATCATATATTTTTAGTTGTGTCAAGTAGGTATTAACATTTCTTCTCCTATCCTCCGCGAACCTGAGACCCGCGTGTGTCTAGCCAGAAAGCGTCTTCTTCCATAAATCCTATACCTTGGACAGGCTTCATCCTCCTCCTGAAACAGGTTCAATTTTGTATGTAACCTGCTGTGCTTGTATGTGTTAGGGCTTCACTATATACTATATAGACACGAACAACCTACATAAACCTGCTTGACATATCTATAATTATATGATATAATTGTACTGTAATATAAGATAAAATAAAATAGCAGAGGGGAGGTGACCGAGATGAACGAATTGCAAAGATTGCAACAAAACCTGTACGATATTGTTTGTATAGCTGATAATATACGAACGAACGAACAGGTGACCGAAGCAGTCGCAAAGCAGATTGAGAGTATAGTAGATTTAGCCGATATACATAACGAGTTCAAATAGAGGGGAAGGTGCGTAATGAAGATTATATCGAAAGCACAACAGAGGTTGCTAGAGGTTCATTGTTTAGCAGAAAAGATTATTGATGAAATTGAAAGAACACCGACTCATAACGACATTGAGCCGATGAAAGTATCGCAAGATTACATACTGGCACAAGCCTGTGCTATACTTGATATAGCATTAGCGTAAACAGGGGGAGGTGTAAGATGTATATAGCAATATGTACTGCAACAGGTTTATTAGCAATAGGGCATGAAGAGGGACATTGTATTGAAATAAGCAGAGAAGATGTTATCCAGCTAAAGGATTTTCTGAAATGTACTGTTCTAACGAATATTGCCTCAAAAGATGAATTTTAATGTAGCACAACATAAAGGAGGTGTCAGATGAACAGGTACAGAGTAATTTTAGTACGAGAGGTTGACCTTGTGTGGCAAGAGGTTGATGCGAGGAGCAAGAAAGAGGCGAAGGAAAAGGCGTATGGCCTGTTTAATAAAATTGATTCTAATGAATCAGACAGGTTAGAGGTTGAATTGTTAGAGGAAGAAGATGAATAACCTTAATAGAAAGGGGTGTACTATGTTTAGGGTATGTTTCGTAATATGTACAGTAATGATGTTTCTAGCCTCTTCCGCTCAAGCGGTTGAGCCACCTAACAACCTATATAAAGGCTTAATAGCCGAAGCTGTAGGTGAGGGCTATGAGGGTATGTTCGCGGTTGCTTGCTGTGTGCGTAATAGACTTGAAGAAGGCATGAACACGGGTCTATGCGGGCTCAAGCGAAAGGATATAGACAGTTTCGTAAAAAGACAAGGTAAGAGATATACGGTTATAGCACAACAAATAATCGTTGAGGTGTTCGAGAACAACGCTCCTGATGTCACAAACGGGGCGCTATACTTTGAGAATATTGAGGCATTCGGGGTGCCGTATTTTGTGATACCTATGAATTTGTCACAGTCGGCGAAGATAGGGCTACACACCTTCTATAAGAAATAAGGGAGAATACAATGAAGACTTATGAGGTCAATGTTATCGTAATAGCTGATGAGGGTACAACAGATACACAGATAGGATCCGCTATATCCGAGATCCTACATAACGGGCTAGTCAATAGGGAATACGACTATATCGGCTCTGCTGATGTTGAGGCATCAGATGAGATGTCACAAGATATGGCTCCCCTAGTCATACCCTGCATAAGACAGTAGGTTTAATAGAGGTTAAACATTTGCGTTATTTCCCTAACGCATTTGTTTTGAGCTACTTAGGTGAACTCCACATACAACTCGGCGGCAGAGAGAGATAAAACCCTCTCCCTTAATAACATATAGAGAGTACCTAGAGTAAGAGACAGGCTTAGGCATAGTGTATATTAACACGATAACAGGTCTTTCCAGCATTAAGGTGACCTTGTGTTGAGCCTGTTGTCTAACCAGTTTAAGCACAAAACCATAGCAGGTGCCTTAGCACCTCTCTCTTATTTCTGTCTAGCCTCGTCGAGGTTTTCCTCAGAACGACTCTCTCACTACCCAGCACCTTAATCAGGTTCCTCGTGTCTAGCCGCTTTCAGGGCAACCTTGGAAAGGTCTCTTGTCTAACCGCGAAGTGGAAGGTTCCGCCCGAAATTGGGAACCTGCATCAGGTTCGCCTGTCTAGCCTAGAAGAGGGCAAAAAAAAAGAGAGAAAAAAAGCGAACAAAAAAGAAACTTTTAAAAAACTCTTAAAAAGCTTATTAAGTGCTTTATATAAGAGTATCACAAATAACCTCATAAGACGCTTTTTACTGTAAGAGCTTTTCGCCTGTTAGAGCTGAAAAGCTCAAAGAGAAAAAAGACGAATTAAAACTTGACACATGTATTTATATAGTGTATACTTAGCTATGACAGTTTAATAAACGTAACATAACGCATGCGTGTAGCATGCAGAGAGTGAGCGAAACATGAAAAGCAAGAAGATAGTAAAGCGTATAGAAGATGCACGTAGTCGAGAGCGTGAGCGTGTACTGTATGATTTTGATAGCAAAAAATTTGTTATTAATGTCAGCACAACGTTTAACGATAACAAAGTGAGTATAGCAAAAGCTGATATACTTGCATTGATTGCGCATGTCAATGATAAGCATGTTTTTTATGCTTATGTCAATAAGAGTATAAAGCTGTTGCGTCAGTTAGAGTGTGACGCACAAGCAAGAAAAGAACAACTTTGCAAAAACACGCAATACGATTCACGCAAGAAACTGATTGCTATTTGTCAGCATATAGCACTCAGCGTGTTAAAGCAAAAGAGCAAGAGCAAGAGCAAGACAACAAAACGCGTGAGCAAGAAAATATCAAGTAAATAAAATCTTGATATATTAAACTGTCAAGTGACAGTAAGAGAAGTTTTCTTACTGTCACTTTTTTTTGTTTAAAGTTGTAGAAAGGATACATGTTTTTTCTGTAGCGGAACTAGGTCTCCAAGAATGCCTCAGCAAATCCTCATTATCATATATCCAAAAGTGTCACAGAGTGTACTCTCTCCGGAAAATATAAAAAAATACCAGGATGAGTTTAACTTTATAGCGACGAGGAAGGGAGAAAGTACTTGACAAATGAGGTTTTATGTGATATACTAGATACATGATATTAAAATTCCTAGATACACTACTGTCTATTATACTAATTCTGTCAGTGCAAATAGCTGGTCTGATATTTGTGGCATTCATCTGCGCACTCCCGTTCTTGTTTGTCTTTGGAGTCATATTCGTGATATGTCAGATGATAGGAGCTGTACTGTAAGGAGGTAACATGTTTGATATTCTACTCAATATATTCTTTGCGATAGTCATTCTATGGATCAGCATTATGATGTGCTTTGCACTTGTCCTGTGTTCGCAGGTCATGTGGTACGAATGGAAGCATAGAAATGATTAATCGTCCACCGTTATTCCATAAGCTTCGACAGAAACCCTTCTTTTATAACATCCTCGAACCATACACCCACAGGCATGTACAACATTGAGAGGTCTCTCGTGGACGTCCATCGTTCAGGTCAAAGTTTATAATGTGTGCCAGGATCTGCGTGGCGCTCATAGCGCTCGTGCTTGGAGTACTACTGCTGTCAATGCTTATCTACTACCAGGGGGTTATATGACGACTGAGCAATGGAAACACCTTACGACTGAAGACCTTGATAAGCGTGTAGAAGTCACTTGGATCGACCCACAAGCTACCGTCAGAGTGCTTCTATCTGAATTCATACTGAACCCATGGCATATTGAGAAGACTATTGGCTATGTGAAGCACGCCAGCGACCAGCTCTTGGTAATCAGTCCCTCCATGAGTATTGAACTCTCAGACGATGAAATGGACTGTTATTCGATACATACAGCGTTGATTATAAAGATAGAGCGTATAACATGAAGGGATTGTGCTTAACTGAGTCACCTTACAACTGGGAGATAGTAGAAGGGATTATGAAGATTATGGAACATGTAGTGAGAACTCGTCAGCCTAATGAATTTGGGGAGAAATTCTCATGCTTCCGCGGTGAAGGGGTAATAGCGAAAGACATTTATGATTATGTCAAAGAGCACAAAGAGGAGATTAAGTAATGCATAAAGAACAAGCGCAAGCATTCAATCAGGATATAAGTGAGCAGATACAGGTGTTACGCGATAAACTTGTATCGAAAATGCGTGTTCGGGTCGTAGAAAGAATAGAAGGTGGCCGTCGGCAAACGGTCGAAAGCTTTGACACAGACTATATCAACTTTGATGATTCCAGCTTGTTATATAAAGACTTACGTGCTAAATACAGTGATGTAAAGCAGTTCTTTGTCGTGTTAGAGCCGATAGAGGAGCGTAAGCGTTCAGTGCAGGTGGTACTGCCACGGAGAACTGATGACGAGAGAGACCCACCTTCCAGCATGAAGACACCTGACGGAGTAGACCCATTCGCGGAAGCGTAAGTATGTAGTAGACAATTAATAGTAGTAAGGAGCCTTGACGGGCGTTGATTTGCAGAAATGTAGATTGACGCTCTTTTTTTTGGAGGTATAATGACGAAACGAATGCATGATATAGAACGACAGCGGGAGCTGAAACGATTGATTGACGAGCAGAGCGATGACCTATCATCAAGCATCATCTTCCCTGAACTCATACGTCCAATACGACCTGAGGTACTCGTGGGACTTAAGCTCAAAGAAAAGGCAGCACTTATCCTAAGTGTAATAGCCTCAATGACTAACGAGGAAATTGGCGAGATAATGCACTGCAATGAGTCTGACGTAAGATATTGCAAGAGAATGGGTTACAAGAAGTTACATGAAAAATACGATGGTTAAATTGGCGATTTTCGCAACCTTATGAGAGGTATTATGTATAAATATCGTTATAGCAGGTTTAAAGTAGCGTTTTATCAGTTGCTTGAACTCGACGATGATACGCGCACAGAAATCAAATTTCTTAACACGATGCAGAAAAAAGAGGGCTGTGGCTGAAATAAGTCATAATACGGACTAAGGCACGTTGCCGGCGGGGATTACTTGCGTGAGGCTAACAGTGTAGCGCAAGTAGTTGACGCAGAAAAAAGGAAAGCAAAAAGATAATCTTTCCCGTAACGGTCACGTCAGTTACACTCACACAGAGTGCAGATTACTGACGCGCATAGGTAAAGCAACAATCCTATCAGCTCTCAATTATACTATGACAAACATACTGAAACAACTCACGGAATTCGCTGAAACTCAGGCAGAGAGACGAAATGTAGATAAACAAATATTCGTCTGGGCGGTCTTATGTTTTTGTGATTTTATACGCAAGCACGGGTACGAGCTTGTATACAGGGGGAAGAAGCATGAAAAACAGAATATTCGGGAAGCAAAACGGTCCGGAGAATCCAGTGCCACCCTTTGATGGCTATCAAAAGTTTGTGCTTGGTAAACGACAGTCTGGACCTGACTTGAGACAGAAATTTTTCTTCTTACTTGGTTTATTCGCCTTCTGGGTCGTGCTGAGCGTTGGATTTGCTTATGCATTGATGATTCTCTTACAATCCATTGCTTTTATACCAAAAAGCTTTAGTATCTCAGTTCTTGATATACTTAAAATACAATTAATCTTTACTATTATATGGGCTATCAAAAAAGCGTTTCCATTGATGTGAACTATGGCTGACAAACTTACGTTCCAGACACATCCATTGAAGAATGACATCATCGCAAGATGGGATAACGGCGAGAACAACACTCAAATATACAATTGGCTCAAGAAAGAGCATCTCACGCTTGTTATAAGTCACGCCACGCTCTGTAAACACTACGCTCGCTATGCTTTTAATAAGAAACACGTTGAATCCGCAGATATACAACGCATGGAGCGCGAAAAGAAGAAGAAAAAAGAGGTTCCCATAGAAGTTATCTTGTGGGAAACGATACAGCAGTGTCGAAAAAAGAAAAAAGACACCACTATCTCAGTAAAAGATTGGCAATACTTAGACCAACAGCTTCAAGCGGCAATTGAGAAACTGATGCGCATCAAGACTGTTTCTGGCGATGAACGTGACATCAGTAGCTTTCTGGCTGAGGTTTTCTCTAAACTTGAGGCGGGTCATGATGTTGAGCTTGCAGACATCAAACCTAAAGAATTGACTGATGACGAGAAGCTTAAGATTGCCCAAGGAGTAGACAGTGAGGATAAAGTGGAAGCCCCAATACCTCCCGAAACTAGCTGAGGGATTATTTCAGTTCGAGGGTCATCCATTCATTCTATACCCTTATCAGGCTGAGTTCATGCTCGACCCAGCACATTTTCGTATCGTGATGAAGGCTCGACAGCTTGGAATGTCATGGGTTATCGCTCTTGAAGGTCTTTTATTCGCACTGACACATCCATACGTTACAGTTTTGTTTATATCTTCTGGTGAAGAAGCAGCCAAGCGTGTTTTGAATTACGTATACTCATTTTTACACAGCATGCCATTTCCGGCACAACTCTTGAATCACTCCATGACTGAGTGCAGATTCACGAATCAGTCACGCATCGTCAGTTTGCCTAACAATGATAGAACTGTTCGTGGATATAGAGCACATAAGATTTATCTTGATGAGTTTGCGGCATTGATGAACGACAAAGAGATTATAGCCGCTATACAGCCCTCTATCTCGCGCGGCGGAGATATGACAATATTATCATCACCACGTGGAAGAGCGAATCAGTTTTGGGATATATGGGATAACCCTGACTCAGGATACTCACGACATCAGATTGAATGGTGGAAGTGTCCTGATGTAGCATATCGCACAATGATTAAATTGATGCAGAAGACAATGCTTGACTTAGATTTTCGTCAAGAGTATTGTTGTGACCCATCTGTCAGCGATATGGCATTCTTTACGCGTGAGTTGTTACGAGAAGTTGTTAATCCCCAAGCACAGTATCGCACACGACTTGATACTCAAAATCAAGTTGTTATGGGAGTCGATTTCGGGAAACGTGTTTCATCAACAGCAGTTACTATCGCAGAGCGTTGCCCAGATAAGGTGCGCATACGATTTCAAGCAGAGTTACGCAACATGCCTTATGATTTTGAAGCTGGTGCGAAAGCAACACAGTTACGCAAAATAGCTGATTGGAACGATGCTTTCAATGTCGATGAGATTAATATTGATGCTACAGGCGTTGGTGTTCGTCTTGAAGAAGATATGCGACGTTTGTTTGGTGCTAAAGTTGAGTCTGTAATATTTTCATCAAAAAACAAAGAAATAATGATTACCAATTTAAAGATATTGTGCGAGAAGCAGGGAATTGAACTTGTTGATGATTTAGAATTTATCGCACAGCTTCTTGCATTAGAAAAAGATGTTACCCCTTCTGGCAACATACGATACAAGCACATTAAAGGTAAAAAAGATGATAGAGTTTGGAGCGCGGCTCTTGCAGTAAAAGACATGGTGAACGCAGATACTTCTGGTGGATATGTATTAGGTGACGAGACTTATGTTGTTGGTGTCAATAAGCACCTTGATACATTGGAACCTATATCTGCGCCACAAAACATTATACTTATCTAGGATATCATATGAACTTTTTAAATTTCGCTAAGTCCCCAAAGAAACGTAAGGTGCTTCAAGATGGCAAAATGCGTATTGGCGAAGCTGGCTTACAGCTTGTCAATTGGGACGCGCTAGGAGGAGAGTCATATAATCCTGATGAGATTGGTATCTCTACATATAAGAAAATGATGCAAGACTCTGAAGTGCGAGCCGCATACAATTTGATAAAGTTTGCAACGCTTTCTCGTGATTGGAAAATCATCACCGCTGAACAATCAAAAAACAATGAAGAAATTGTAAAATCATTAATGTATACGTTTGAACATATGAATGGTCGCTTAGAAGGTGGTATATCTAATATTTTACTTGCGCTTCCATATGGGTTCTCAGTAATCGAAGTTGTCTATCAGCTAATCGCTGATGGTGAGTTTAAGGGTAAGGTTGGCATAAAGAAGATGAAAGGTCTCGACCCAGAGACAATCGAGTTTAAGTCAGACAAGTATGGCAATCTGAAGTATGTATTACAGGATACGACTGACTTTACTGGCAAGAAGATTAAACTACCTATCGATAGACTTATAATTTATACAAATGAAAAAGAGTTTGGCAATCATTATGGTACGCCGCGCTTGCGCTCAATCTATAAAAATTGGTTCATCAAAGATGTCGTAACGAAGTTTTGGAATATTGCACTAGAACGCTTTGGTATGCCAATGCTCGTTGGAAAAGTACCCAGTTCGAAAGACTTGGAAACGATGCGTGATGTACTCTCTAACGCTCAAGCTCGTTCTTCACTTGCTACTGTTGAGGGCTGGGAAGTATCAACACTCGAAACAGGTATTGGTCGTTCAAGTGGTGGTGATTATAAAACATGCTTAGATTATCATAGCGAGCAGATTGCTAAAGGTATGCTCATTCCTTCATCGATGTCAGACTCAGGTGGTGGTAGTTTCGCTAAAGCTAAAGTTGGATTTGACATCTTCGTATTGACACTTCGTTCATTAGAGCAAGACCTAACAAGTATCATTGAAAATTATCTTATTAAGCCACTTGTTGATTATAATTATGGTGAGCAAGACTCATACCCTCAGTTTGTATTCGAGCCTCTTACGCACGCAGAGTTCTTAGAACTTGCGAAAGCATTTGCGATACTCGTTAAGAGTGGCGTGATTGGTTCAGACGAAACATGGATGAGAGACAAGATGAGAGTTCCTAAACGCTCAGAACTTGTTGGTTCGGGTAAAAGTGCGTCAGTTGGTGGTAAGGGTTCGCTGGAAAAAGTTCCTCAGCCAGAGCCAGCAAAAACAACGCAACAGGTGAAAACGCCGAAACCATCTCGCAGTTCAAGTACGCGAGTACGCTAACTTTCTAGGAGTTTACAATGCAGTCGAAAATTAAAGATTTAGATAAACAGAAAAAGGGAGCCGAGTCTCTTGAACTTGTCAATTTTGCTAGCAAGCTAAGTATTCAGAGCTTGAAAGACATCGAGACACAAGAAACTGAAGATGGCTTGCTCATTAAAGGTATACCAGTATTTAAGGCAGGCACATATCGAGATACTGTGTATGACAAAGATTATATTGATAGAAACTTTATTGGTCAATTCAGCTCTGATGATGATATACCAATTCAAGCAGACCACAATCCCAGTGTATATGCTACGCTTGGTTGGGTGAAGAACTTATATCGTAAGTCGAAGACAATGTATTCAGATTTTTTACTTACGGATGAAAATGCAATTGCACGATGGAAAAAAGGCTTACTGAAGAAATTCTCCATTGGTGTCGATTTGATGCATGACAGAATCAGAGAAATTAGTATTGTCGCATTCCCGTATGTCAAATCAGCACGTATTCATAGTGAGGATGTAGCTGAGGACGGTTTCCCAATTGAAGTTACAGAGGTCAATGGAGCTTATTTTATCACGATTGAAGGTGAGCAGTATGAAGTGAAGCCTAACGAGACAAGCACCAATGCTCCTGGTAATATGTGGATGTTTATACCAATCAATTCGCGCGATGAAAATGGTGAGATTCGTCAAGAAGAATATATAACAATCACCGACGAGGACATAGACAACATTGATATCAAAGAAGATATCGCGGAAGATACAGATTATGGTGTTGATGACGATGGCGAATCTTTTAGTGAAGAAGACTTCGCTAACTGGTCAACTAAATACAAAAACTCTCTCCCTGACTCCAGCTTCTTACTTGTCAAGAAACCAGTCAAAGACAAGAATGGAGACAGAGCATTACCTATAAAAGACAAAGATGGAAAGATTTCTCGCCCCCACATCAAGAATTCACTAGCGAGAGCTGACCAAGTAAAAGGCTTTACTCCTGCTTTATTAGCAGAGGCAAAGGCAAAGTTACAACGCATATTTAAGAAATTAGGTATGTTGTCTGATGATAAAAGTACTGAGGTGAAAACAATGTTAAAGTTGGATGAGCTTAAGAAACTCGATTTGTCAAAAATTGAGGGTTCTGAAATTCTCAAAGAAGCGATTGAGCATATTACTGCTCTTGAGCAGGAGAGAGATAATGCTGTAACAAAGTCGAATGAGACTGCGAAGCAGATTGATGAACTTTCAAAGAAGATAAAAACGAGTACTGTAAATGAAAAAGTCGCTGAGTTGAAAGCCGCTGGGAAGATTACTCCTGCACAGGAGGAATCAACCAAGGCGTTTATGCTTACACTAAGCGATGAGAAGATACAAGACTTCGTAAAAGTCATGTCAAGCAATCCAAAGGTCGTTGATTTATCAGAAGCTGGTAAAGGTTCTGATGATGATGCGAGCAAGGATAAACTTGATATCGACAAATTAGAGGCTGCCGATATTAATCGCGTAGCTGAGAAGCTTGCCAAAGACAACAGTGTTGATTTTAATGAAGCACTGGATTGGTGTTACGATGGCAAGGTTAGTAAAGAAGGAAAGTTGCTGAGTTAAGCAACTTTATATAACGAAAAGGATATACAAATGGCCATCACCGAAACTTATGCTGGTAATATACAAGTGATACATGGTGGCGATGATTATAGCTTTAAAGCATCTGGTGCTCTGTGTGAAGGTAGAGTTGTTGAACTTAACACAGGCATAACAGACACTGTTACCATTCAACCGGCAGACGCGAACTCGAAAGTTGTTCTCGGCTATGTTGGCGCTGATTGGGAAGCTAATGATTACGCTGTGATGTACACGGGTGGTATTGCCCGACTCGAAGACAGTGGTAGTGGTATTACTATTGGAACGCGCGTATGCGCTGACTCTAGTGGTACTATTAAAACATTACCATCTGGACAAGAGGCAGCCATTGTGGGAGTAGCTTTAGAGACGATTACAGCTTCCGAGTTTGGGAAGATATTCGTCAATATTTGTTACAACGATTAACTAGGAGATAGCGATGTTTAAATATGAAGTGCAATCCGATTTACAGCCCAAGAAGCTGACGGGAATCGCTATCAAGAAGACGCAGGGCGAAATGTTCGCCACTGATTTTCTTCCTGAGAGGTCGTTCCCAGAGTGGTCCGGGTATTACAAGACATGGAATAGCATCGGATTTGGACAGCTTGCACCAAGAGTTGGTGAAGGCGCTCCAGACGAGTTGTTAAGTACAGATTATACGGAAGAGTCATTCACCATGAAGGAGTATCGAATTGGTGGAAGACTTACCGAAAGAGCTATTAAGTTTTTAATGGCTAAGGACTCATCAGTACATCGTAGCGCTGGCCAGTCGCTTGTGCGCGATGAAATTGAGTTTCTTGCTGATACGCTCAGACTCCGAGAGGAGAAAGTAATTATAGACGCTATTGTTGGTGCTACTGGTAAAGCTACGGCTGTTACCAATACCGCTAATGGTAGATGGGATTTATCGACGGGAACGCCGATAAAAGATATTAGAACTGCGATTAAGAATATTCGGGAAGAGTGGCATACGAATCCTGATACACTTTTAATCACTCCACAGGTTGAGTTAGACCTGTTGACGCATTCTGATGTCACAGATATTCTGAAGTACAATGGGAGCGTCGGTCTTGGTGCTCAGATTGTACAGTCACAGGGTATCTCCCGTGCCATTCCGAGCTTTCTTGGTTTGGATGTCTATGTTACGGATGCTGTTACAACCGACATGATTCCAGTTCAGAACGTGGCAACGACTGCACGCGCTGAGTCACGTCTCGTTGAAGATACCTATGCGGTATGCTTCAAGAGAGGTGCTTCGACTGGTCTCACCTATGTGGCTGAACCATTAACCACAAGGCGTTGGTTCGAGAATGAGTATCGCTCACTGAGAGTCCAGCTGTTTAAGACTTTCACGACTGTGATATTCAGACCGAAGCAGTTATGTCTTATCACTGGC